CTGTTTGTTTTTTATCTTGTTTCATATATTAGTTTTTAAATGTTTCATCGTACCATTCAATAAATTCATCAATGTTTCGAGCTATTACATAAATACCCCCCGCTTCATTGATTGTGTGTTCGTATTTCTTCTGGTCTTCGCTTTGTCTATCCTTGCCATATTTAACTTCGATTTTGACACTTACTCCGAATTTGATACCATTTACTTGCATTGGGATTGTAGCGCTTATATCAGCACTCCCTTTCGTTCCGGTACCCTTTTGCCATGATACCGAACCGATTGTCCGTGTATACCCCATAACGTCGGTAATTGTCTCTCGATTATCTATACGTCTACCCATTGTATTTATTCGCTCTGCTTGTCCACCATTGAATGTGATCCAGTCAATAATGCACCTGGTTAAACCATTAGCTCCGTTATCGGTTTTTGTGTAAAAATTAAAGCTTTGCAAATCTTCATCTGTCCATGTTGGGTACTTTCGAATGAGACTCATTCGCTTTGCATCTAGGAATCTTTGTTTAGTTTTTCTATTCATGTTATTATTTTTATTGATTATCAATGAGTTACATATTATGATTTTAAACTCATTTTAAACTAGGTTTAAAATTGGTTTAACGGTTCAAAGTCAATGTAGTATTATGTTTCAGCATCTTTTTAAACTAATTTTTTAAACTTTTGAAAATATTGAATAATTTTAAATTTAATTTTTTATTTTTTATTTTTTCTAATTTTAAACTAAGTTTAATTTTTTGGTTTAAAATTTCCATTATAGTCAATGATAGCATACATTACAAAGGAATTATTTTTTTAAACTAGGTTTAAAATGGTTTAAAATGGTTCTTTCATATATTTGTAAATCATTTGCAAAGATACTCCCAAAACTTCTGCAGTTCGTTTCTTATCAATGCTAGGATTGTTAGTGTACATTTCAATAAACATTTCACGCTTAGTCTTATTTTTTGATTGATAAATTACATCTTTAATCTCTTTATGCTCAATCGAATTAACCTTTACTTTTTTTGCCATTTGAATAAAATATTTACTTAACTTTTCAGCCTTTAACATTGAGTCCTTATTGACCATGAATGGGTCTTTAGTGTCAACATCCATGAAGTAATCTAAGATGTGCAATAACAATGCAAATCTAGGAATGTAAGATTTTTGTTTGGGTAGCATACTTTTCATGTATTCATTTTCATCATCTGAATTCTGCACCAGTGTAATTTCATTAAACATCCTTTGCCATTCTATTTTCGCATCATTTGTTAATTTCGCATTTTTAACCACTATTTCGGCATCTTGGTCGTATTCTGTAAAAGTATACTTCACATACTCATAAAAGCGAATTATGGTGCTCTCATACCATTCTAAGGTAGCTTGTTGCATTTCGTTCGTGTTGTAATGTTCAACTTCTAATTCAGGCATTGAAACTAACATCCTATCTACAAATCCATTCTCTTTGTTTTCCTCCGTATAACTATTCTCTAATATGGCTGGTTGTATGCCACCTAGTACTGGAATGAATGGTTTTTCAACAAACGAGGATTTTGCGGTTTTTCGATTCATGCTTACCGACTTACCACTCCAACTACTTAACCAAAATTCTAAATCGGAACCAGCACGATATTTATTCATGTCCTTAAACCAGCCAGCTAATTCATCTTTAAAAACTCCGACTGCATTCTTTGACTCTTGATGTAAATCTACTAAGGCTTCCAAAGTAATATCATTTGCAATAAACTGATTCTTAACGGGTTTCTTTGTCTCTTCTTTTTGCTTTTGTTCGTCTGCACTCAAACTATTATAGGCTTCAAATTTATCATATTGCTTGATGTATTCTTTGATTCTTTTAGAATTAATTTTCTGCAATGGATAAATAATATTTGAAATACTTGGAGTCTTACCAATACCCGCTTTCCCTACGATTGCAATCCATACATTGCAAACTTCATACCATCCACGCTTAACCTCAATCTGAATTGAATTGCCTACTATAACCGATAACATCCATAACATTGAACAACCCATGTAATCAATCGAACTATCTAAAGTCTTATTACATTCTACCATGTAATCTTGAATATCTTGCGGGAAAATATCAATCGGAAAAGTTAAATCATTGGTGTTAATTTTAATTACTTCTTTCGGTTCAACTGGTTTCTTTTTAGTTACGATTCGACTACCATATCCTAAATTGTAAAGGTCTTTCGTAGCTTCTTTAAAATTACCATTATGATATTTGATTGCATACGCTGTAAATGGATTGATAAGTTTTTCATTTGGGTAAATCGTTCCTGTTGAAAATAAGTACATACAATTTGAATTACGATAAACATATCCACTTTGAACGCTTGTAGCTCCGTGACGAAGTATAATGTAATGTTCTGCTAATTTCTTAACAATCTTAAAGTCACTACCTATAATGTCAAATATATCGGTTTTATCATTGTAATCTTTCCACGGAGTAATTTCGCTTTCAGCATATTCTTTAACTTCTTTTTTATCAGGTTGTACCATTTCGGTGACATCAATATAATGGTAAGTTTTGCAAATATCCCAAAGTATTTGACGGTCTCTTTCAGTAATTTCTTTGATTTCTAAATAGTCTAATTTACTTATTTGATTCTCATAAACGACTACATACCCACCTAATCCACGTGATTCAATTACACACTCTTTATGTCCTTTTAATTTAGCAATCTTTGAATTGCCTACTAAATTTTTGCATTTATAAAGGATGTGATACCCTTGGTTTTTTGTTTTGTAAATAACAAACTTTAAATCAAAGTCATCAATGTTTGTTTTCAGATACTCATGTAATTCATTCCAAAAATTAATTTGTTCGGGCAAAGTAGGAAAAACTTTTAAATCCACATCAATAACCTCAATGTTATTGTAACCTGTAATCAATGCAATGTTTGAAGTCGCTTTCATTTGCTCGCCACTTTTCAGCATGATACCGCCATTGTAATTATAACGCTTTGCAAATTCCTCTTTGCTTATTTGCGTTGTTTGGTTTGGCTTCCAACTGAAATTGGCTTGCTTATTTTCGCTTAATGTAGCTAGTGATAAACCACTATCTAGTAATCTTAAGCATCTGTCTAATGTAATCATATATCTAATTTTTTAATTCTCATTTTATTAAAAAGCTAAAGGAAAAGAAACGAGTAAACTTTTTACGTATATGCCTATACAACCTTTAGCTACATTATTTTTTTAACTTATGTCCAAAATATTTTTTACAATATTTTTCAAATGTAATGAATTTTCTAGTAGGTTTTATAAGTATATCTACATAACCAATAGCAACCATTTGATGCTCCATAAAATTTTTGTAGACACTATCTACAAATAAAGGGTTTTTAAAATTTGAATACAACAATGCCCAATAAAGGTTGTGTAAACTTTCTAATACTTCGTAATCTTTTCTTGTTTCTTCTATATTTATCATAAAATAAAAAAGTCCTTTAAGAAAATAGCAAGGTCGCATCATGCTAAATCCTAAAGGACTAAAATTTTTAATTATAAGATATGCGACACCTTTTAATTTACTTACAAATTTACAATATTATTTTTTGACTTAAAAAGGTAAATCGCTTATAACTATTGCATCTTGTACTTTGTTATTCTCATATTTAACCTCGGCTGGTTGATCCTTCGTACCTAAGCTAATCTTGCCATCAGTCCAAAAAACCTTTCCATTTCCAAAATAATACTTTGAAACTTTCGCATCTCGTTGTTCTTTGCTTTGTTCTGCAAAAAAGGACACATTTTGTCCGAATTGGTTTGATGTGTCTGAAACACTGGCTGTAAATTTAAAGCCTGTTTCATTTTTACTCTCGCATACTTTTACGATTTCTTTTAATTTTTCTAGGGTAAAATACCCACTAATCATTGTACTCATATTTATTTGTTTTTAATTGTTTACTTCTTTACTAATTTAATTGTTTTTTTATTAATTCTAACCGCTTTCATTTTAGCGACATCAATTTGTTTTGTCTCAAATGTTGGCTTCTTATCGTTTTTAGTTTTCCCTAAGTATTGGTAATTATTCATTATCCCTATTTATTTTTAATGTTCCATTTAAAATTTCGTTGCATATTTCATCTGCTAAGTTACGTTGTTCATCGGACATTTGTCCAAAATTAAACATCAAATTGTCAAATACTCCTGTTTCATAATTATTTGTAGTACGTTCGTGTATCTCTTTTCGCATTTTATAATTTGTTATTCCTGTAATTAATGAGTGAATCAAATTAGCTGCTGTAATAGCACTTTTAAAGTCTTTTTTATGCTTTTCTTTCAATTGTAAATCTACGATAACATTCTCACACAACCTACTTATTTGAGTTGCATACGTTAAAATTAACGTGATGTCGGTATTACTTTTTAAAAATTTATCACTCATAACATTACCGATTTATACTTTTCCAAATCGAAATACCCTTTTCCATTATCCAAGCTGTAATCGTAGAAACTACATTGTCTTTCAGTATCGTTATACAACTGCATTTCAGCCATTCGACTTCGCAATACATGGCTTGTAACTCCAATTAATTCAGCTAATTTAACGCCAGTCATTGAGTTGTAATTTAGCTTAACTAACTCAATTTGTTCATCTGTTAAATCTACTCTTTGGGTAGACCTTTTACCTTCTTTATGTCGGACTACTGCGACTAAATTTTGCGTGCATCCGAGCTTATTTGCAATATCAATATTCTTAAGATGTAACATTGTTTTTATCTTTTTGCATTTTTCCGCGGTGCCAATTTTAATACCCAATAATTTTCTACGTTTGCTAACTGCAGAAACTGAAAGCCCGTATAATTCCCCAATTTCTTTGAGTTTCATTTTAGGATTGTCTTTTATAAATTCGTTTATATTTTCCATGATTATTTTTTATATTTAAAACTTGTAAATCTTTCTTTGGTTATTACATTGTTGACGCTATCAACTATGTTTTTAAATAATGGTTCAAATTCATAATGATCATGTGCCTTTCGTACGTTGTAAATAATACTCGTATGGTCTTTAGGAATTAAGCTAATTATTTGCCCAATGTTTTCGTGTGTATAACCATGATTTTTTAATAAGTAGCTGGCTATTTTTCGAGCATTTACAAACTTTCTATGTCTTTTTTGCCCTACCAAATCAACAAATTTAATGTTTGAGTGGTCGCATATTGTATTTAGCAATGTATATTCGTATGCTGTTAATCTTTCGATGTGTTCTTTAATGTTGTTTTCCATTTTATAATTTTAATGTGTTATAATATTCTCGAGCTCTCTCGATTTTTATTTTTAGTGTGTCAATGTATGCCGCATCGTAATCAAAAGCAAATACCTTAACTCTTTTTTCAGTTGGTAATTCTTTGATTAAATCATTGTTACGTTGGATTTGTTGGCATTCTTTTATATAATCCTCATTCTCGTAATTCTTACCATATTTATAAACTAACTTTTCGCACTCATTTAATACCATGCTTTGAGGCGTTGGCACCAGGGCGTAAATTAATTTATACTTTTCTTTTCCGGTAAGCCACATATAGCATTGCGCTTGACAATAATACATCTTTGATAATTCAGCATTAAAAAACGTCTTTAGATTCCAACTTGTTTTTATATCCTCAACGCAATCAGCCAATACAATGTCGGGCGTTCCTATTACATAATCGTTTTGTAGTTTCGTATTGTATCTTGCACGGAAACCGCCTTCAATAACTTGACTAACTAAGTCCATAGAATCCTGTTCACATTCATTGCCTTTGTCCATGTATTGATTTTTGATTGATTCTGCAAATCCGAATTGTTCAAATAACCATTTATCTTCAACGAAAGTTTTGGCTGTTTCTGATAAGTTGCCAGCGTCTTTATCGGCTTTCAATTTAGGTTCTGTCATTAATGAACCGACTCCAGAGCAACGAAATAAAGTTTTATTTTCCATTTTGTAAATTGTGCATTTTATCGTTATAAATAAATTCTAAATCGTATTTGTTAACCAAAGATTCTACTTGTACCAATGTATCTACGTTATTAGCATTTAGAATATGGTTTTTGACACGTTCTTTCTCTTTTGATACATGAGTAGCTTCAGCACTTAATAGCTCCGTATCTCCCGTAAATTGAATAATATCTTTTCTGTTAAGGTTAGCTCCGAATAAATCTCCAAAGTGGTCGCAAGCATCTTTAATCGCTACACTTTTAGCAATTGGTAAAGCCATCATTACTGCACCTCTGTTTACATTACTCATGTCCGTTTTAAGGTTTCCTGTTCCTTGTGTAGTTTGTAACTCCTGTGCTCCAACTCCATCATGATACATCATTTCATTTGTTGCAGGATTCAAATAATGAACCCTAACTGTAACCTCAATTGCATTGAATAATTGTGCTGTCTTAATTACCTCTATTTGATACTTTTTAAAGCATCTTCTAAGTAAGTATTCTACCTTATCAATCGGTAAGTAATTATAATTTTTAATAAACGGATGCACCTTAACCCACGTTGCTGGTGGTGGCGTTGACAAGATTACGTTAAGTTGTTCTAAAGGCACAACGTCTAAATCTAATTGTTTGAATAGGCTTGTTATTGTAGCCTTCGTTTGTTTTGCTAATTCTTTATTCATAATATTTATTGTTTTTAAAATTGGGGGCTGTTAACCCCCTTGTTAATTAATTCATAGTTTCGGTTTCGGGATTGTATTCGTAACCTTCGTCTTCTTGTTTTTCTTCTGTTTCATCTTCAATTAAACTAGCTTCCAATTCTTCCAAATCGTTGCACATTTTTGCTAAAATTAAATCGTAATTGTGAAAGAATGTAGATTTGTCAATGAATTCAAAACCATCATCAAAGGCTTCATTTGTGTTTGAATAATTGCTAACTGTTACAATTTTAGTGCCATTGTATTGCTCAAGTCTCAATACTTCATCTTCACTTTTAATGCAATAGTATGCAGTCGATAATGAACTTACTACCTTTGTAAATGTTGGGAAATTGATTTCCATTTCCACTGTCTCTGTTCTTGTTTGTGTTGTTTTAATTTTCATAATTTTTATTTTTTAAATGTTTAATGAATTGCAAATATATGCTTTTTATTTGTACTACAAAATTTATTTTAGAATTATATAAATAATAATTCGTTAATGGTTTCGCTAATGTCTCTACGTTGTTTTTCTGTTAGCTTGTTTGGGTTGATTTTATTTTTGTTTTGGATCAACTTATTAACCATGTCCAGGAGTTTATGGTTATTGCTCCTATAAGTTTTCAGGATATTGTTTTTAGGATTAATGTAAATGCTTTTCCGACCTAATTTTTTGTAATCTTCTTTTGCTTTTCTAATGTTCTTTCTTTTTTCCATGTTTATTTTATTGGCAGTTATCAATGCAATCCGAATGTGGAAATCGCTGTATTTTAGAATCATTTGCAGATGTACTTATATAAGATTCATCATGCAAAACCTCATCAATTCTTTGAGTATTAAATTCGTCTAGTTTGTCAAAGTAAATTGAATTTAATTGAGTTTTCCATTCTAATAAATCAGTCCTTTCGCTGTAATAATCTATTGTCTTAATGTAATTTTCACAATTTTTCAATTGTTCTAAATTTTCGCATGATAGTATTGTTTTTACTATTTTCGTGTATGCGTTTAAAATTGTTGTATTTACTATTTGCATATTATTTGTTTTTAGGGATTATAAAGCCTTGTTTTTCGCATTGAACACAGAATCTTCCGTAGTCAATCATTTGTTTATCTTGCATTTCTTTGGCTTTATTTAATATTACTTGCCATGTTAATTTATCCTTTGGTGTATCGTTTAATTGTTGATATAACCATTCAACTGCTGTTTGTTGCTTTTCCATATTAATTATTTTTTATATAGTTTTTTAATGTGTTAATTTCAGTTTTTAAGAATGCAATTTTATTCCAATCCTTTACTGGTTGTTGCATCTCTAGTTCAAGTCTTTCTAATTGGCACGCTAAATGTACCTTCTTTACTTCACTCATTGTAACCATGTTGTAATGGTATTGAGTCAATGTGTTTTGCTCGCTTGTTTGTTGTGTTAATGTAATCATAATTATTGTTTTAAAGTTTTAAAAAATTGTGCGTTGAAGTCGCACCCCTTGTTTATTTTAATTGTTTTTTTTTATTAAAAAATTATTAAACATTGTATCCATTTGACCTGAAGTTAAATTAACTCTATGATTAACCCATTTTTTTAATAATATTTGTAAATCAGTTTCATTTGTTAATTCAAATTTTATTGCTTTTGCGTATTGTTTTAAATCATTAATCATTTTAAAATCTTGTTGTGTAAATGTGTTTGTCATAATTTTTATTTTTAATTGTTATTGATAGTGCAAATATACATCAACATTCCGTACTACCAAATATATTTTACATTTATTTTTGTTAATACGCTGAAACGTGCATGAATAAAGGCTATTAATTTTAAAAAAAAAAGCCCGATGTAGAAACATCGAGCCATAAACATTAAATTTATTATGAAAAAAACGAATTAATTATATAGGTATTCCGTATTGGAAATGCATCCAATCTTTATTTTTTAACCTACCCAATGAAGCAAAGCCATGCTTCTCAAATATATCAATCATTGCCTTATATTCAGGTTTCGCAAATCGGGCAGTTTTACTGGTTTCTTTTAAAGTGTTTCTATTCGGATCCAAATCGATTGCAGTACCCCACGAATGTGCGCTTAACTTACTACGTGATCCACGCATTAACCTGTAATTAAAGCAACCACCGAAATCAGTAATTTCTAATTCGTTAAGTTTTCGTTCACCGTATGTAGTCAATAAATCAGTAAACACATTTTTAAAGGCTTGAGCTACCTTCTTATGGCACCTCATTCGCTTAACTGGTTGTCGGTCGTAATACATTGTATAAGGCAAATCAATCATAACTAAATACGTTCCTTGAGGATTCGCTTTACCGAAATACTTTTCTTGCTCTAATTGACTAAAGATTTTAGGCTTCATGAATTACAAATTTAGAACATTAAAATTTGATTTCAAACTTAATCTTTGCACTCGTTGATTTGTCGTTTATTTCGCACCCAATTGAAGCCGTTATATTCTTTATTTGCGCCTCAATTTCAGCCTTTAAAGTTATGTCGTTATGCTTTACCTTAATCGTATTATTATCGAGCGTAAACAAGCTATCTTTAGGCAATGCTAACCGCATTAAATCAAACTTTGCGCTAACGATTGAGTTAGGCATTAGTTTTAATTTTATCCGTTGAAATAAATCTCAAACCGATATTTATAATGTTAGTTAAAAAACCTACCATTACACTCAATCTAAGGCTTAAATTTTCATCAATTTTTAAATCTGTAAATAGTGTAGGCAATAACGCCATTACCATTGTCATTCCGACCATAATGTTCATTATGATAGTTTTACTTTGATACCATTGTTTTGTATTTGCTTTCATATTATAAAAATGGTTTAAAATTGTTTTCAGTTAAGATAGTTGCAAATTTTACACACTCGTAAAAGTTGCCATTTTCATCCGTTAAGGCTGTATCTGTTTCAATTGATACAATCATTGTACTGTCAACAATTAATCTTTGAATAGTAACATTAGTAAGTATATCATTGTCATGATAAATCGTACTGGCTAAAGGTGTTTGACCATCAACTACGCAAAAAAATTGAGCATTACTATATTGTACCACATCTAATGTTTGGCCCGCTTGTAATATTAATTTTGTCATGGTTTATATTTTTTAAAATTATACAATGTTTGTACGAATATCTGTTAATAAAATTTCAGGTGTATTAAAATCTTGTATATTATTTGCCGAAAATTCTGCGTAGAAATTGCTGTCTAAAATTACCAATTTAACTCCATCAACAAATATTTTTAATGACATATAATTACATATAAAAATTATGTCACCGCCATATACTGACACTTCAAAAAGCATCGGTTGACCTGTAGCGTCTGTCACTACTCTAATATCATATTTGTTTGCGATTACTTCATTTGTAATAATGAATTTTCCGTTGTCTATTATCATTTTTTTTATTTTTTATTTATTAATTAATTATTTTTTAATATCCGAAATCGTTGCAATCGTTACATTCCCCACGTCTTCGATTTCTATTTCTACTCAAATTAAAACTTGAATTTGTTTGTAGTCCACTAAAGTAAGGCGTATCTCTATCTGGTGTTATTCCATCTAAGAAATCCGCACTATTATAAGATGGATAATCTGTTAAATTATTGCGTAAAAATACCGTCATCATTTTGGTATAATTTTCAGCAACGCTACGAACTTCATTTTGTAAGAATTTCAACGCTTCCAAGTCAATCGATTGACCGCTTTCGCTGTCATTATTCATGATTGATTTGTTAAACAATTTATACTTTAAGAAAGGTAAAGCATGATACAAAGCATAGTTACAAAGCATGGCACCTATAAAATCATCTAGTACTTTTTTATTCGGTATCGTTAACGTGTTATTGGTTATTTGACTTTGTAATTCTTGGTAAAAAGTAGCTCCTAAATAATTCTGCAAGTAGATATCTTGAGCCTGTAAAATGAAAGGCTGTAAATCGTCAGGGCTTACCGATTGATGAATTGATGTATATGATTTTAGTTTTGTTTCTGATACGAAAAGTACGTTAGTTATTGCCATTATTCAACAGTTATTTTAGGTTCTATAATAGTAGTAGGTACGATTAATAATTCAGTTTCGTAACCTCTATTTAAAAGTAAATTATTAAATACTCTTAACATACTTTTTTGGATTGGCTTTATACACGTTCCGATAAAATGATTGTAAGCAACCGCCAATTCATCAGCGTTCGAACTAAAGCCAGCGCCACCGTTATACAATCCCAAAAGTAAAGGACTTGTAATTCTATGTCCTGTTAATATTCGTGTTGTGATTCGAGTTTCTAAAGTAGTGTAATAACTATCGTTAGTGCTCGAAATCGGAGTTACCTCGGGTGCGTGCTCTTTATCTTGACTAAATGCTACGAAGGCTTTACCAGCGTTTTCAGTACCTCTATAAGCCATTGTTAACTCGTCGTAAATCTCTTTGCGTTCTTCAGGTGCTGGGATGCCATTGTTTAACGAAATAAACAAAGAAGGATTTAACGAGTTTGCTAAATTTGAGATGTGAAATTTCGACACTTCAATATCAATTTGAATATCATTTATTGAACCAGCATAGGTCGGTAATGGATAATAAATATTACCTGGCTCATAATCAAATGCGTAAAGAATTTGTGAAGGACATTCGATTGACAAAGTAGGGTTGTAAGTTGCGTATTGTGTAGGCTTATATTTGTTTGCATTTTCCCAATTTGTTGAATAGAAATATTCCATTGGTGCATCGTCTCCTGCTTCAATTTTTCCACTTCTTACCTTCGTAAAATCTAAGTGATATATCTCACTAATATTGTTACCATCGTTTGACCATATTACGTTCAAAGCATACCCACCAAATGTTATATAATCTTGAGCGCATTTTTCAAACACATCATTCCATGAATCAATCGGATTTGCACGCACTAAAACGTAATTTAAAGCCTCATCTTTCGTCTTTAATCCGTTACCGATAGTAGCATCAATCTTTGATTGTATTGCCGTTCTATTGATGGCACTACGCAAGAATAAGCCCGCTATAAATTGTGGGTATAAATTATCTTCACCAAATGAAATCCACTTCTTTGAATTACGTTCCGAAAATACGGGTAAATTTATTTGTATTTGAGTTAATGAATTGAAAGCAAATTTGTTCATAATATTAAATATCTTTTTTAGCGTTTTTTCGCAAACTAATTATTTCGTAAAAATACTTAATACTTACCAATATTGAAGCAATGATTGAAACAATGTAAAAAACTGATTTTAATTGCTCGGGTAATGTCGTTAAACTTACGCCAAATGTTGTAACATTTAAAATGTTTACGGGCTCTTTTAATGTGTCTATTATTGTTCTCATTAACTTACATAAATTATGCTTTCGCTGGTTTCATTGTCTGATATATATTCTATTTTTTGTACTTCAGTATCACCCGCTAAAAATGCTTGTCCACGTGTGTAAATTAAATCTTCAACTTGTAATGTATAATCGTAATTCCCAAATGGTAAATCGTTCAAATGATAATCGCCAATTATCCCATCGTTAACATAAAATGTAAACTCCGTAAATCTTTCAATATTGTTGTTATAAATCAATTTACATTCATGGTCTAATTTATCAAATCCGTTAAATAAATGGATTCGTAAACTTTGAACTGTTAATGCAAAATCGCCATAAATTAAAAATGTGTTGGCTCCCGTTACTAAATTTATCATCATAGGAATAGAATAAAAAAAGCGGTACGATTCCTCGCACCGCTTGTGTTTAAAAGGTTAATTGATTAAAGGGCAGTTTCAAATGTAAACCCACCAACCGTTGCACTTGAATTCGGTGCAATTGCATTGATTAAACCCGCACTTGTTGAGCTTAATGCTGGCATTGGATCCGCTTCCATTGATTGGAATGTGAATGTATACCCGTTCATGTCTCCGATTGCTTGACCGCCTTCACCAACCATAGTTGATAAGTTAGCACCTCTAGTGTTACCTAACAACCAAAATTGTCCCATGTTGTCTAAAGCAATAACTCTAATCTCACGATTCTTTGCTAACAACAAAAATTCGTTTCTTTTAGCAACGTCTCTTTTTGAAATGTTAACACTCAATTCAGTTGTATAGAATACAGTTCCGTTTGCGTTTGAGATAGTTGCTGTTTCTGTTAACTTCGCTGTATCTTTTCCAAAACGATATTGGTAAAAACTACCCGCACCACTAGCTAAAGTAACCTCACCCGCTGTAACTGTTTGGATATCATAAAGACCTCCTTCTGCATAAACAAAGATACTATTTACGCCACCAAGTGCGCTCATACAATCTAAGTTCATTGTGTTCAATATAGTACACGCCATTTTTTATATATTTTTTAAGTTGAAAAATAAGGGGCTTTTTACACCCCTTTTTTATTTATAAATTTGATACTACTTGTGATGCGTAAACTGCTGTTCCTAATCTGAATTTAGCATTGAAATTCATGATGTCGTCTGCTTCGTTGTAATAGAATTTGAATGTATCCATTTCATCTAACAATCCAGTTCCAAAGAATATGTATTTTTTCGGAGCGATAATTACACGAGCCGCATCATTGATACCAGGTGCTGCAAAAACTGTGATGTTTGTACCAGGGAAAACGAATGAACTTGGAGCGTTAACACCACTTGCATTGCTAACTTGAGCAAATTGTCCGATTACTGAAGCTCCTGTGTTGATTAATGCAGCAACTAATGCTTGGTAGTTTGCATAAGATGTGTAAAGAATTAAATCATCTTCTGTTTGTAAGTCTGGAGTCAATGAACCAACGTTCAACCAAAATTCAGAAATTGCAGTTGATGTTGTCCATTGTGTGTACGCACCCGCTGAATTGATTGAACCATTCGCATTTGTTGTTTGAGCTAATAACCCAGTTAATGTAGCTCCATCACCTTGCCAAATTGTATTCTCAACGAATTTAGCAATGTTTGCGATTTTGTTGTTTGCGATTAATTCTGCAAAAGGTACTGTCTCTTGGTTAGCCGCTGCACCTAATTGAGATGAAGTCCATTTGCTTCTCAAATCTTCAGGGCAAAGTTGTTCTTTTAACATTTTGCTACCTACTACTAAAGGAATTTGAGAAAATACTGTTGCGTTTGAACCTACTTGACCCGCTGCAAATCCACATGTCGCATCTTTGATGTCAACTGTTGAATTCATAACGTTGATTGCCGATGTTCCTGCTGTTTTACCAGCTTCGATTGTAACGTATTCTGTTGTAAAAGACTTCAATAACGCCGCACTTATAAGGTCGGTTGATAATTGGTCTGTATATGCTGGTAAAGATCCTAAGTTAAATGACATAATTTATTTTTTTAATTGGTTTTTAATTTGTTTTAATTTTTCTAATCTTGAAAATGTTGTTTCGATAACTTCGTTATCTGTTTTTTTAATTGGTGTAGTTGCTGGTGCTTTTGAAAACATGCTAACCTTTTCTTTTAATTTAGCAATTTCATTATTTAACTCCATGATAGTTTCGTAAACTAATACCATAGGGTCAACTGCAACATCTTCTACTGACGCTTCAACTGTTACCTCAACTGGTGCTTCAGTTTCTTCAACTTCTGCAAAAACGATTTCGGTAATAATACCCATCTCGTCAGTCTTAAATATTGTGCCGTCAGCCATTGTGTGTTCGCCTTCTCCAACGGAGTTATTTTCAGCATCAAAAACAGGATATCCGACTTCTAATTTCTCAGTCATTACCTCCGTTCCATCAACTAAAACAATTTTTTCTAAAGATACTTCTACGCCTAGTAGTTCTCTAACTTGGTTTAATTTTAATTTGTACATATTAGTAAATATTTGTTTTAAAGTTTTTAACAAAATTGTGAATAACTATTTATTATCAGGTAAGAAACCATGATTAGGTTGGTCGTATGGAGCGGTTCCCGCAAGTCCCGGCGCACGACCTTTGTTGATTACTTTTTCTTTAGCATTGATGTAATATTTACGCCAAAAATGTTTACAATTTGCACCGCCCGAGTATTTCCAAATATCATAAATGTTTGTACCACGTGGACCAAAGCCCGGATTAACTGGAGCTTGAGCGATGGCTCGAATTTCTGCAAATGTGAAATAAGTTTCAAGTGATAATAACGATTTACAAAATGTTCTTTCAGCTGGCGGCCCGTCATATTTGTAAACCGTCAATCCTTCTTTGTACCCTTGTACTGGGATAAAATTTTCATCGTATTCAACGACTTCAAATTCCTCTAAATCTTTTGCTTTAATTCCTAAAGTCTTTGCCAATTCGATTGCCTTATCTTCATCAAATTCCATGATGCCTTTTATCTTATTAAACAATTCTTCGTTCTCAAATTCCTCGAACACACCTTCGACGCTAAAGCCTTTTAACTCCCCATTTTTCACTCTTTGCCATGTTTGTAAATCTTCAACTTGCATTGATACCATCCACGTACCTACGGGCACATCGTAACCGTATTTCATTATAGCTTTGTCGTTCTCGTCCTCAACTATCCAAGATTCATACACATACGTTCCTGTTTTCTTTTTATTCTCATGGTCTTGGTTTATGTCATTGGTGCGAGCTTCTTTCATGAATTTTTTGGCAATCTTTAAGATGGTATCTTTAGAAAAAATCACATCGTAATAATTACCTTTGTCGTCGATACGAACAATCTTCATGTCGGGTATCATGGCTGGTCCGATTACAATTTGTAAATCATTATCAAATCTGTATTTTTCTAACTCTTTTTTAAAGTACATGAAATCAATTTCAATGGCTGGCTCCTCAACTAATGAAATTTTATCGACACCGCCGCTTTCACTTATTACTAATTCTATTAATTTTCTGTTTGTCATAATCTTGCTATTTGTTTTAGTTTTAAATTTGCTTCTATTTGCGATGTCATTTCGCTAGCTACTACATATGTTTTAAATATCGGATTTGCTTGACTTTGATTACCAAAAGAAACACCGCCACCCATTTGATTTATGTTTGATAATAAGTTACCAAACATGGCGGTTGATTTCGCATTGATAACCGATTCTCCATTCGATAAATTAGCCATGATACTATCACTTGTAGATGTACCCATTCCTTGAACTAATCCACCCGTTGCGAATTTGGATTTAGTTTTTGCAACTGGTTCATTCCCACCATTTTTAGTACCGTTAATTTCAGATATACTTTTACTTGCTTGTGCAATAATTG